AACACCCTCGCCCAGCGCAACGGCACCAGCGCCCAGACCAGCCGTATTTACAACACTTTCACCGACGCTTCAAACTATGAGCGTCTAAGCACCACATGGTCTAGCAACGTTTGCTACACAAAGGCTGAGAACGCTGGCACCGGATCGGCGCGTCTCTACGTCCCTGTTACAGGTTCCACCACGGTGGCTTCACTGCCGTCCGCATCTACGGCTGGTGCTGGTGCTCGTGCATTTGTCACGGATGCCAACGCAACCACCTTCCTCTCCACCGTTGCTGGTGGCGGGGCCAACAAAGTCCCTGTCGTCTCTGACGGCACCAACTGGCTCATCGGCTAATCATCATGGCTTCTTTCACAATCACAATTGACGACACCCTGGCCCCCGGCATCATTGCCACGGCCTCCCTTGAAGGCAAACAGCCCGAGGACGTAGTAAACGAAGCAGCAGCCGCTGCCGCCACTAAGGCGTGCCAAGACCTCAAGGTCGGCCCCTATTACGTCGGCCCCATCCCGCCCCAGTTCAACGCTGACGGCAGCCCCTACGTCGCACCAGTCGTAGACAACGACACTAACCCTGGGGGTGACGTATGACGTTGCTGATCCAGAAGCCGGCTGGGGCGAAGCTGGTGCTGTCCCACATCCAGCAGTATCCGGCTGTCTTGGGTGAGCCCTGGGGCGGCGGCTACTTCGCGGGCTATATCAGCCACACGGCTGACGGCAACCCGACTCATGCGTTGATCGTGGCGCCACGGGCGACTGGTGCGACGGGGACGGGGTACACGCTGACTACGAACCAGCAATGGAAAACCAGTCAGACTAGCACTGCAAACGCTACAAGTCTATTCGATGGTGTTGCCAATACCGCTTCAATAGTTGCGGCAGGCATCAATGATCACCCCGCTGCTCAGTTTTGCGTGAATCTCGGCATTGGTGGCTTTGCGGATTGGTATCTTCCAAGCCGTTATGAACTTGATATTGCCTATTTTAACCTAAAACCAGGCACAACGTCGAATGACATTAGCTTTGGAATCAATCCTTATGGGGTTCCCAAGCGGGATAGCAATTGGGGCAACAACTATCCAGCGCAGACATATGTAACAGCGTTTGCCACATCAACCGAAGCATTTAGCACCTCAGTAGTGTTCCACTGGACATCTACGCAGACATCTGCCACAGCAGCTTGGTCAGAAGTCTTTAATAGCGGAAGTCAGGGCAGCGCTTTTAAGACGAACTCTCTACTTGTCCGCGCCTTCCGCCGCATAGCCCTATGACTTACCTCCTAGACACTGCCACTACGACGCCCTGGAGGATGGTGCCATGAGCTGGGTAATTACGCCTGCACAGAAAACAGATCCCGATGCGTTGGCCTATCTGGCTGAAGTGGAGCGGGCTGATGGTCAGGCTCTTGAGTCAGGCGTACGCGATGCCGTCATTGCATTTGTTGCTGGCTGTAAAACAGATGGGATTTGGACTGCGATTAAAGCAAGCTGCATCCTGGCTGGAGCACGGACGCTTGCCGGTGCTTTGGTGCCATTGGCAGGGACCGCACCGACCAATAACAACTTCGTAAGCGGTGATTACAACCGAAAAACGGGCTTGGTCGGAAATGGAAGCACAAAGCACCTCAATAGCAATAGGCTTAACAATTCTGATCCGCAGAATAGCGTTCACAAAGCGGTATATATAGGCCAGGCTGGACATGGTAACGGAACGCTGCTGTCAACAAAAGCAAGCACCAACGGTTACGAGAACATTGAGTATTTTGCGGGCGCTTATTCGTTCAGGTCTAGGACTACAGGCTCGGGCATTGACGTAGTAACTTCTGCGTCTGCTGGTTTTTTGGGTCATTCCAGATCAAGTAGCTCAACAATGAGTGCCCGCGCTCTTTCGCAAAATTATTCAGCAAGCATTGCGTCTTCGGCTCCACAATCTGATCCAGTGACCATTTACACAAGAGATGCGGGTTCTGGCCCTGGCAACTTTTCTACCAACGCCCGACTCTCCTTCTACTCCATAGGCGAGTCCCTAGACCTCGCCCTCCTTGACGCTCGCGTCACTACGCTGATCAACGCCTTTGCGGCAGCTATCCCGTAGAGCAGTCGTAGTGTCCCCGTCTAGGCGCAAACGATGGAACCTCAAACGCCAAACAGTGGAACCTTATGCAGCAAACGATGGGACCTCGTAGAGACCACCTCCTGGGTGGTGGCGTGCTATCAATGAGGTGGGCCAGCGCAGCGCCAACTGCCTGACCCGCGACCAGATCCACTGCGAATGGACCCGATGGCTCAAGCCTATCTGGCAGGCCCTGCCCTGCCGACGCTTCACGATGCGTGGGGCATGTTCTTGCAAGAGCGCAGCATCTCGCTCTCACCCACCAGCCTCTGCACTGATTACGCCCAAGTCACTAAATGGCTGGGCCGCTGCCCCGTGCAGGATCTCAGCCAAGGCCGCCAAGTGCTGCTCTGGGTGCTCCAGCAAGAGCCGGTCAAGGCCGCCAGGCGCGTGACCATGTTCGTGCGGTCCATGTACCGCTGGGCTGCTGCCGAGGACGTTGGCCTACTGGAGCGCAACCCGGTTGCAAACTTCCGCGTGCCCAAGGCACCGCAGCAGGACCACGAGGTCACTGTGATTCCCCGTGACGAGATCCCGCTGGTGCTGATCGCTTTGGAATCCAAGCGCCATCACTCTGCCGTCAACTGGGCCACATTTGCCGAGGTAATGCTGCAGACCGCAATGCGAACCGGGGAGGTGCGGGCCCTGAGCTGGGATGACCTAGACGGCGACCGCATTCTGGTCCACAGCAACTACACGCTGACCCACGGCCACAAGGACAGCACCAAGACCAACAAGAAACGGTGGGTGCCCTTGAACGCCAGAGCCAAGGAGCTGATTGAAGCTCAGCCCCGCGAGGGGCGGTACATCTTCCCGTGGAATCGCTACGCCTTCCAGAGCTTCTTTCGCAAGCGGGTGGACGAGCTGCACAGCGCTGGCCTCGTCAAAGCAAGGTATCGCCCCTACGACCTGCGCCATGTGGCCATCAGCCGCTGGCTAGAAGCTGGCATCCCAGTAGCCCAGGCATCGGCATGGGCAGGCAATTCCAGTGAGGTCATCTGGAAGCACTACGCAGGCACCACAACGGAATACGTCGTGCCGGTGCTGTAGGAATCCTCTACAACATCCCTAGACCGTGGTGACCTGATCACCACCTAATGGCAGTGAAGGCAAAGGCGGGCCTGGCTGGCACCGTCCGCAAAGACCCAATCAGAAAGACCACCAGCATTGGCCATGGTTTGAGGTCGCGCCCTAGGCGCCGTGGGCGGAAACGCTATAGGGGCCAGGGCACCCGCTAATTAGACCGTCTTCGCCTTCATGGTCTGCTAATGACTGCCAGCAAACGGGAGCAGATCCTGGCTGCTATTGCCTCCACGCTGGCAGGGACCACAGGAGTAAGCAGCAGGATCTACCGCTCCAGGGTGGAAGCATTTGCCAGGAATGAAGCGCCAGCGCTGGTAATTGAACCCAGCACCGACAACGCTGCAGAGGAGCTGGTAAGCACCTGCAAGATCGACTGGCGCCTAACCGTGCTGATTGCGGTCTACACCCGTGGCGCAATTCCAGACCAGCTGGCCGACCCCATCATCAAAGACCTGCATAGCAAGCTGTTAGCAGACCGCACCCTGGGCGGCTTGGTCATGGACATTTGGCCGGTGTCGGTGGATCCACAGATGGAGAAGGCAGATCAGCCAGCGCTCTGGAGCGTCTGCACCTACACCGTTAGGTATCGCACTGGGGTGACAGACCTGACCAGCTAAAGGCCATCCATAGCCTGAGGGTGGCGCTAGCAGCTGTTGATTGTGGCAAAGGAACTCCCACTCCCTACGCGACCCTCAGCAGGTGGTTCATACCTCTTGGATCCCAAGAAGAACCAATGGGTATTGATTGAAGAAACGCCAGCTGCAGACCTGACTACCCCCGATTCCACCGATGGCACTGACACGGAAGCGCCTGCTGCTGGCGAAGATTGAAGGCAGTGGCACCTACGGCACGGATCCAACTCCTGTCGGAACTGATGCCCTGCTGGTTAGCAACCTGTCAATCCAGCCGCTGCAGCTGGAGCTGAAGGATCGTGAGCTGATCTTGGCTGCACTTGGCAACACCGAGAAGGTGGTGGGCCAGCGTTTGGTGGGCGTCAGCTTTGACGTTGAGATTGCAGGATCCGGCACTGCTGGCACCGCGCCTAAGTGGTCGGCACTGATGCAAGCCTGTGGCTTTAGCGAAACGATTGTCGCAACCACCAGCGTGACCTATGCGCCAGTGTCAACTGGGTTTAGAAGCACCACCCTGTACTACTTCGCAGATGACACCCGCCACAAGGTGACAGGTTGTCGGGGCACCTGGAGCATGAGCCTGCAAGCAGGCGAGATTCCCAAGATCAGCTTTGAGTTCACTGGCCTTTACAACGCTCCGACGGCTGAAACTCAGCCAGCGCTGACGTTTGCCAACCAAGCTGACCCGGTGATCGTCAACAGCACCAATACCACTCCTATTGAAGTACACGGCTATGCCGCGTGCCTGGAGTCGTTCAGCCTGGGGCTGGCAAACGAAACGCCCTTCCGCCAGTTGGCTGGCTGTACGCAGCAAATCATGATTACCGACCGCAAGCCGGAAGGTGAGGTGACGGTTGAAGCGCCTGCAGTGGGTACTAAGAACTTCTTCACAGCGGCTAGCGGTCAAACGCTAGATGAGTTCAGCTGGACCCATGGCACCACGGCAGGCAACATTGTGACCTTTACGGCGCCGACTTGCAATCTGGGCTCACCAGAATACGAAGACAGCGACGGCATCATCATGCTAAAGCTGCCCTTCATGCCGATCCCCACTTCGGCAGGAAACGACGAATTCACAATCGCTCTCACCTGACCTTATGGCATTCAAGCTGCAGCAGTCAGCCACGTACGTGTGGCCTGTCAAAATTGTGCTGCCAATTGATGGCGGTAAAAGGCTGACAGAAACATTTGACGCTACCTTCCGCCGCTTGCCTCAGTCCCGGATTAATGAAATCATCAAGCTGGCACGCCTTCAAGAGCGTGGACGGTTAGACGATGACCAGGAGCTAGAAGACCAAGATGCAGCACGCGAAATCATGGTCGGCTGGGATGGCGTTGAGGATGACGATGGCAAGCCCATTCCATTCTCTGAAAAGGCTGTCAAGGAACTGCTAGAGATCCCGACCGTAGCCGGGCAAATTGTCAAGGCATGGTTTGGCAGTCTTGCTGAGGCCAAGAGAAAAAACTGATCGGCGCCGTGGAGCATTGGTTCCATGGCGATGGCGGAGCAGTAGATGAGCTATTGGCAGATGCGGAAGCATTTGGCCTGGAGCTTCCTGAGTCGGTGCTAAAGCCAAAAGAGTTTGAGGTATGGCAAGAGCATGAGGATGTAATCCTGATGTTTTTACGGTGTCAAACTCAATGGAGGCCAGCACCGGCTGGGGTTATGGGCTTGGATTATGGCGTGGTTTTTCAGATGATGGATCTTTACGCTGTAGATAGCAGGCAGCAGCTGATGGAGGATCTGCAAGTGATGGAGGGCAGAGCCAAGCAGCTGATTAACGAGCAAGTTGAAAAGTCAATGAAGCCCACCAGCAAGGGACGGCGCTGATCATGGCCATGAATCTCCAGGCAGTTCTGCGCATTGCGGCAAAGGTCACAGGCCTGGAGAATCTTGGTGCCCTTGAAAAGGGCTTGATGGGCGCTGAGCAGGCCGCTGCAGCGGCAAAGGGCGGCTTTAAGGCAATGCTTGACAGCTCGCTATGGCAGGCATCTGCTGCGGCTGCTGCAGGCATTGGCGTTGCACTAGGGCTTGCAGCTAGAGCGGCTATTGACTTTGAGTCAAGTATGGCCGACGTGCGTAAGGTAGTCAGTGGGCTAGAGACACCAGAGGCGCTGCAAGAAATCAAGACAGAGATACTGGATTTGTCGCGCCAGATGCCAATAGCGGCTAAGGGGTTTGCTGAGATTTATGCGGCAGCAGGCCAGTCTGGCATTGCTAGAGGCGAGCTGAAAGAGTTTGCCACGTTGGTTGCGCAGGTGGCGGTGGCCTTTGATATGACAGCAGCTGAGGCAGGCCGATCTCTAGCGCAGCTTAAGGTGGCCTTGGGGTTGACGAACGAAGAAGTTCGTGGCCTTGCGGACGCAATGAACTACGTCAGCAACAACACTGGAGCAACTGCTTCCAGCTTGGTTGAGTTCATGTCACGTGCTGGTGCCATGGGCAAGATCGCTGGGTTGACGGGCCAGCAGACCATGGCATTTGGTGCGGCCATGATTCAGACCGGCATTCAATCAGAGGTTGCGGCTACCAGCTTTAACAACATGATCAAAGCGCTTAGCCGTGGGCCAAGCATGACTGAACGCCAAACAAGCGCTTTGAGTCGGCTGGGTTACAGCATGGTGAACGCTCAGGCAAAGGAGCGCGAGTTGACGCAGGTCGCTGAAGAGCAAAGCCGTCGCAGGCTAGAGGCTGCCCGCAATGAGACAGACCAGCTAAGCAAGGAAATCAACCGGCGCTATCGCAATCAGCTCCAGGCACTTCAAGACAACTGGGATGATGAAGCGGCAGGCTATGAAGACGGACTGCAGGATAAAACAAATGAACAGGTAAAGGCTCTACAAAGACAAGAAGAGCGTGAAATTAAAGCTGCGCAAGAGCGTGCTGAAGGGACCGGGAAATCAGCTGACCTTGAAGTGCAGCGTATTCAAGACGCGTATGAGAAGCGGATTGATGCTGTGCGGGATGCCACTGAACGTGAACTGCAGCTCAGGCGGCGAGCAAATCGTGATCAGCAGCAGCAAGTCAAAGACGAACTAGACGACCGCAAAGACCTAGAGCTAAAAGGTGTTGATGACAGGTTCAAGGAAGTAGAACGGCAAGAGCAAAAGTATCTAGAAGAATCACGCGCCAACGCCAAGCGTCTTGGAGAAGAGCTGGCAAATGAATCCACCCAAGGCTTTGCTGATCGCCTGCAGCAAAACGCTATAGGGACCATTACTGAAGTGCTTAAGAAGATCAGCGCACTGCCAAAGTCTCAGCAAATATCTGTGCTAAGTGATTTGTTCGGTGATGAAGCACGGGGCTTGGCGCCACTACTGAGCAACCTAGGCGAGCTAGAGCGGATCCTTACGTTGGCTGGCGACAAGGGAGCCTATGCAGGATCCGTGCTGGGAGAGTTTGCAGTTAGGTCAGAAACCACCGCCAACAAATTACAGCTCTTCCGCAACAACCTAGACGCCCTGGCAATTGCCGTAGGTGACAACATACTTCCGGCACTGGTAAAATTAACAGAGTTTCTTGGCCCTATCGTCAAAGCAGTTGCAGACTTTGCTTCAAAGAATACATTCTTGACCACGGCGGTGGTGGCATTAGTGAGCGGCTTTGCAGGACTGGTTGCTCTTGCTCCATTCCTTAGTGCCTTTATCACCCTTGTTGGACAGCTGCTGCCAATCCTTAGTGGTATTGGTGCGTGGTTTGCTGGTACCAAAATTGCGGCCACGATAGCCGGATGGCTTGGTGTTATTGGCCCAGTTGTAACTGGTATCACAACAGCGTTGAGTGGTTTGCTT